AGGGCGAACTGATAATCGATAAAGGGGCAAAGCTATGATTATTAATTGGTTAAAAAAGATATGGGGCGGCCAAAAGAAAAGCCGCGACCTCTCGGTACACCGGCTGCACACTTTGCGCTACGAAGATCTGTGCATGTAACATGCTGATGACTGTATCTTTTGTGCTTTTAGTGATCTTGTTCCTTTAGCACGCGCATAATCTCACGACGCTCTATCGGAGTGTAGCTGCGCCAGTTCGTAATTTGCTCTAAGCTACGCTTGCACGTAAGGCACTGATCCGTCTTGGGGCAGTAGTTGCAAACTCCTTTGCATGGAGTCACGATAAAAAAAGCTCCGTCTCTGCTTGTCGACGAAGCACTAAGCCGCGTAATCGCCGTCCCCCGGCAAACACCCAGCGGCTAAATTCTCTTGCAGCACTCTCGTACTCGCCACGATTGAGCTTCCTGCGTAAGGTACTCGATTGCAGCGACCCCGCACCTAAATTGTACGTGAAACTTACTAAGCTAGAGTACTGGTTGTCGGTCAGTTCTGTGTCGATCAGACGTAGGACAGCCCGCTCGCATATTCTCAGATCGCGCTTGAGCAGCAGCGTGCCCTCATCCTTGTTAATCTCAGGATGATTCATCGTTACGCGCTTGCCGTCTAGGCCCCAGATCGCACCCCACCCTATAGTGGCATGAGCCGCCGGGCAAATGTAAGGCGTGGCCGACCATCCCTCGAAGTGTTTGATGATGTCGAGGCCAGCGTCTGGCGTGGCGCGGCGTGACATTACTTGCGGGCCAGTGTGCGCGAACCGAACCAGAAGGCGACGATTGCGCTGAAGATGCCGGCAGTTTCTTCATCCCAGAGCAGCGAGATTGCAGTTACCGGGTCTTGGTGATTGTAGGCGATGGCCGCGTAGAGTGCTGCGCCCTTCACGACAGCGAAGACGGCGAAGAACAGGTACGTCAAAATAGGACGAACGCTGGCCCGCAGGCTGCCAACCCACCCGTCGTTCTTCATCGAACTGGCGTGTTTGTAGATGGCCTTGCTCTCTTGGATGTCCGCTTTTACGTGCAGTTCTTCGAGGCGCTGTTCGTGCTTCATCTCGGCCATCTTGATCTGGCGATCCATGATCTCCAGTTCTTGTTTGCGATCTTGCCAGTCTTGAAACATGTCGAATACGCGCGGCAGCATACTCGTGCCGAAGCCGATTAATGAGCCGATGATGGTGATCATTGCGGTGACTCCTAGTCTTCTAGTTCTCTCCGTAACTTTTCTATATCGTATGTATCAAGACCAGTGATTGTGCTTTCGTACTGCTTATTAAATTCATCTCGTCTTTTATACATTGCATTAAATACATCTTGTTCGCGAGTTAGGCCAATACTTTTATAAATATTCTCTATGTAGCCAGGTTGATAGATTTTGGCCAAGGCGTATGCCTCTGCGGCTTTTTTTGCAGACAATAACAAAATACGTTTTTCTTCTGCATCGCTGTTTTTATACACGTCTCCCTTTGTAATTTTTTGAAGCTGCCGAATGTACTCAGCACCCTCCAATTTAGTGCGGAAATAGTACCACTCGCGAGGCAACTCAATCTCTTGCTCAGACTCGACCATTTTAATTTTTTTGCTCGTGAATTTATAAGGCACGTTATGTATGTATAATTCCTCGAACATTTTTTGATTTTCTTTTGGATTACCAAGACGAGACACGGACGCGATTGGCAAAGGCCACCCCTGATTACGCAGGCGATCTTCACCAAATTGATCGACACTCGGGAACAGTCGAACGCCCAGGGCCTCTCGCAGCTTCGGGGTTTTTGCGGTTGCGGCGGCGATAATTTTTGTGATGACGCCACTCTCGACATACGTTTCGCGCAAGACGGGATCGTAAAATGTCGCGGCAGCATTTGCGCCTGGCGCATCTTTTTCGCCCCTAGCAACGCTTGCCAAATATCTCTCCCTATCTTCTTCTGACATCGCGTCTATTTCTTGTAAATCTTTTTTAGGATCAGTAGTCAGCGCAGCAACTTGCTCCGCAGCACGGCCGACAATGGCTGGGACGAAGCCGGCCGCTGCGTTTGCCGGGACGTCAGCAAGGATAGCGCCGCCAATCCGCTCTTGCAGGGTGTCGCCTTTCTGCGGATTGAAGATTGCTTCGCCAATCTCCCCTATATTTTTTAGATAAGTTTTATCAGACAGCATCAAAGTGAAGCTCGATACAGCCGCTTCAGATAGGCCACCTGCGAGTCTTAGAAGATCTTTCTTTTCTGCATCTGACAAATTTGAATCATGGATTTGTATCGACGCACGTTGGATGTCTGCCGCAAAACCCGCAAACATAGCAAACGGATCTAGTCGCGTATACGAATAGTATTTTTCACCTCTCTTATAAGAAAATGGCTGCCAACCGCTGCGAAGAAGGTTTGCCCTAATTTTCGGATCAGTCGGTCCTGCGCCGGTAATTAGGCCCTCTTGAGCGAGCATAAAAGCCCCGCTCATATATAAAGCGCCGGCAGTTTGACGAGCCACGACCTGATCTAGTCCGACGCCACCCTCTTTGAGGGCCTGACGATTCTGTTTACTAATCATGGCGACGACAGGGAGTCTGTCGAAAGCGTAGTGCATAATATTTAGTGGAGTTTTGACGAACGGGATTAGGACCGTGCCAAAAGGAACGCCAGGAATGCTGTCTAACATTTGTCTTAGTTTAAGAGTCCCCTGCGTAAGAGCAGTCTCCTGCTGAAACACGTCCTCCAGCATAATTTTATTTGCTCTGTCAAGCATCTCTTGCGTAGGGTTCTCCACCAGTCGCTCGACTAAGGCGCCGTAGGAGTAGGATTTTGGATTTATTTTTCCATCTGCACCTTCAATTGGGACTTCGAAAAATTCTTTGGTCATTTTGTTATATTTAAACTTCATGGTCGCGTCGACGCCTTTGATCTCAGAAATTGTACCTTCTTCGATCTCACGCTTTATTCGACGGAGCATCCTGTTTGCCTCTTCGTACAAGGCACCCGTCTGAGCGATGGCTTTGAAGTACGTGTCTTGATATGACATCATACGAGTAGGGATGCGGATAATTTGGCCGAAGGTCCCTTTGATCGCACCGGCCCCACCCGTCTGCACAAATTCGTTCATGCCGGACTCGGCGAAGCGTGCGCGAGCCGTGGCGTTTTCGCCGAAGGCTTCTTTGGCTAGTCTCAGAGCCTTGAGAAAGTTCGTTGCGCCAGACGCTGCTTCGAGTTCAATCTCTTGTTTGGCGATGCGTTTCAGTTCGTCGTAAGGCTCCTCAATACCTTGAGCTTTTAGACCATTAACAACATCGTCGTAGTTTTTAGGGCCGTGCTTGCCTTTGCGAATGTTCTGCTCGATGCGCGCGTTCAATAGCTGTAGACCCTCGGGAGATTCGAGATCTTTCATAATCCCTTTCGTCGGGTCGTACATGGCGCGACCAGCGGTGATCCCACGAATACGCTGGGCCACATCGCCGAATGTGGTGACGTCTTCGGCACGAGCGCCTAGTGCCCGACGCACCGTTCCCATAGAGGCTGACAATGTGCCTTCAATTAAGTTACGAGCTACTGCCACGCCGAGGTTGCCACCAGTGTTAACTAGCTGCGTGTCGAAAGAGGACAGAATAGAGTTGTACCAGTACTCTTTCATCTTAGCCCCAAACGTGGCCTCTTCCCTAGAGCCACCCTCTTTAATCATCTTCTCAAATGCAAGAGCGTTTGGATTTTTAACAGTCAAGTCAATGAGCTTGTCAACGTCCTGTCCGCCTTCCTGAATTAGTTCTTTGAGATAGTCAGCTTTATTAGAGGACGAAATGGGGATGTTGAAGGATTGCAGAAGACGTCCTGACTCGCTGGCAATACCGGTCACTGTCTCTTGTAATTTGCGATGTGCGAAGAGAGCATGTAGATACGCGCCTTTAGCCTGTGTGTATGCCTCCTCTCCTCCTTTTCCACGTAAAAGTTTAGCCTCTTGAGCAGCTAAAATTACATAATCTGCTGATCGAACCAGAGCTTTCCTAGCGGCAACAGCGTATGTTGCCATGCCACTTAGATCGGCCGGAAGCTCTACGCCCCCTGTAATTTTTTGATGCAAAACAAGTGGGGACTCGGTGTTGCTCTCTAAAACATTGAGTAGGTCTTCTCTAGTTTCTACACCAAAAAGAAGTTCCTCGCCCTCTTTGAGAGTATCAAAGTTCGATTTTTTCTCAGCCTCTGTCAGTGTTTCAGCCGTCTCTTTGATGACATTCATGGCCTCTAGTTCACTGGTCTGAATGCGCGTGGCGTTGATGGAGCCGTAGTATTTTTCCATCTCAGGATCGTAGAGGCCACGCGTTGTTAGCCAGTCGATAGCCTTGGCCTGTCCGGCAAAACCTGGCTCTTGCATGTAGCCAGTAAACTCTTCAAGCTCCTCGGCAGTAAGCTCAACACCACGCTTCGCTGCACGCTTTTGCACTAAAGGAGTGGCGTCTGCGGGATCTAGCTTCGACCCTTTGTCGATGGACGACGCAGCTTCGTAGTCCGCCAGTGACATCTCGTCTGGGTCTACTTTATTGGATATACGACGACCGAATGCGCGCACGCCGATTGTAGCGCCTTCAAAAATTAAACCAATCCCAAGGCCCTCTGCTGCCATCTTAATGCGTTGCAGAGATTCGGGATCATCTTTGTTGGCAGCAAGTGTTTGACCAATCGAGTCGAGGAACGGAATGTCCGACTCGGCCAGCATGTTAGAGAGGCGCGGGTCTTGAGGGTCGAAGGCGAACTGTTCACCGATGGCACCGGCTGCACCTGTCCGTACAAGCTCTCGGAATCGGCTAGTGCCAGAACCCATGTTCAAAACATTGCCGCCTGGCGCCTTACCCATGACCTTTGCGACGGCAGAAGCTCCTTTACCGAGAGCAGTTGCGCCGCGAAGTCCTAATCCGACAGTCCCGAAACCCGGAGCTAGACCCACGGCAAACGAACTAAATCCCGCAGCAATCTGCCCGACAGTGCCTAGCTGTTCAGGATTGTAGTCACCCTCTTCTAGTCCGACGTACTCGCGGAATGTCTTCTCACCGAAAAAGCCCTCGTCCTCTTCGAGGCCAAGCACACCCTCTTCAAAAGCGTTACCAATATCCTCAATAGTATCGAATGTCTGGGCTAGTCCATCGAATCCGCCAAAGACGACGCCGCGTGCAAGATCCTCGTACCAGGGCGCCTCAGAAAAAGGCACAGTGTCTGCTGCGACGTCAATATCTGTGCCACCTCTTTCAACTCGGACAGCCTGCTGTTGCTTCTCGTCGATAGACTTAGGAATAAAAGACTCAGGATTTTCATCGTATTTTTTTGTAGTTTCTTGGAACTGCTCATCTGTAAGAAACATCTTTTTTTACACCTGCTAGTAAATGCTTAAAAGTTGTGCAAATTGCACACGGTCTGCAAGATCTTTTCCTGATTTAATGTATTCAGGGCCAACAGTTTGTACCAAATCAAGCACAACTTTTTGGGAAGGAGTAAGACTATTTATTAAGTTTTTAACTTCTTTTTGTGCCCTCTTATCAGATTTACGACGAAGTGTAAGAATTTGACTTATTGTTAAAGATAAATCATTTAACTCTTCAGAGCTTTTGAATGGCGATGTTTCAATTTTTATACCGTCCCGTTGTTCACGATCTTTTCTTCTGCCTTGATATATTCGATTTAACTCCATAGATACTTTATCTTCAGTCTGTCCACCCAAACCTCGGCCTAATTCTGTAATAATTCTAGTTACACGATCCTGTGTTGTTCCAGCGATCTCATAATTAAGATCCGCCTGTTTCGCCGTCACAGGACCGATAGGCGTGCCTACTTTCGCGGACGGTTGTATGGCCTGCCCACCGCGCGCGTAATACAGATCGAGGTTCTGCACTTTGCCGATGCCACGCTGCGATACGACTTTTCTCTCGGCGATATCGAGCAGTTTGTTAGGATCAGTATCGCCACCGAAGATGCGATTAAGCAGTTCGCTCGTCGTCTCTTCTTCCTTCTCAGGCGTCGGGGCAATAGATACTTTAGGAAAAACGCCTTCCATCAAAGTGGCCATAGCGGTCGCTTCGGCAGATTTACGCACGTATGGATTGATACGTTTGCCTGCTTCGTCTTTTTGATTATACCAAGTGCCGCCAATGTCCTCTATTTTTTTGCCTGGGCTTTGTGCGATCAATTGTTTATCTTTAGCCACAGCATTTTGATAGGCGTTGAAGCTGCCCCCATCTGACGCGTATGCGATTTTGTCAGAGTCGAGTAGGCCCGGAGTCGTCGTCTCAATTGTGGTCAAACGACTTCTAACTTCATTTTCTAGCTTCGATTGCTTCGCTCTCCCTTTCGCAATACGCTCGCGCATGAGAGATGCCTGACTACGCACGAACTCGCGCTCTTCTTTGTCGCGCTGCTCGACGTTACGCATCATAGTCGTGCCGAAGCCCTCGATCAGACCAGTGGCTGCCGCCATCAAACCTTCTCTAATTTCTCGGGCCATCTTCTCTTACTCCTCTGGCTCTTGTACTGGGGGCGCCATCATGCCTGTCGGGCGGACGGGCGTATCGTCATCTTGCTCGTCGTCATCGTCTTCTGCAACAGTTTCGGTATCCGCATCCGGCGCCTTCATCTCAGCCAAAATCTCTGAGGCTAAATTTTGTTTAGCTGCGATCTGCTCATCGTCGGCGCGTTTGATATCTACGTCACCCTCTTTGCCAACTAGAAGGATCAGGTCCAGCAGCGGCTCGCGCAAGATGATCGACACATCCGGTGTAATTTGGCCGACCATAAACGCGTTCAGTAGCATCGCATCGACAATAGTCTCGGGAAACATGCCGCGCTCTAGGCAGTCGACGATGCCCGCGAGAATGTCCTCGTCGCCCATGACGCGATCCATCATAAATTTAAATGCATCGTCAGGGCTGGGAAAGTCCGGCGGATTCTCCCACGCGTGCGTGCCTAGCTCTGAGCCGGCCAGCGATTGTCCCGGTATGGGCACTTCAAAATCATTTAGAACGGGCATTTTACGATCCTAAGAGTTTGCGTATTTCTTGTTGATAGACCTTGAACGACACGGTTTCGGTGGGCGACTTCGGAGTACCGGCAGTCTGCGGTCTATTTTTACGTGCTTCTTTTGTCACTTTGCTAGGACTCATCAGCGGCACCGTGTATTTACCACGTGCTGGCACAGAAGTGGGTCTAACTACTTTGTCTACTTTGTCTTCAGCCATCATATGCTCCTAGTCAAACGGATTAAGAAAACTAAAAATGGATTTGCCTGCGCTGATAAGCGTATTGCGACCGCCCTCGCTTTTGACCATGTTTGCCAACACTGAGCCTAGCACATTGGTCCCAGCACGGATCAGATCAGACGACATAGAACTCATGCCTCCGCCTTGTGCCTGCGCCTGCATAGCTGCGACGGCCGTATTGTACGCGCGGGTAGCCTCGTTTTCGGAAGCCGTAAAGATGTAGTCGGCGTTATCGCGATATACTTGCATGTAGTCATTCAACGCCGTGTTGCTGCGATTGAGGATATTGACAGCGTTGAATTGGTTCTCGGCGTTGATAGCAGCCGTGTTTGCGGTGTTGACCGAGCGCCGCCACTGCGCGTTGGCTTGCTGAATAGCAATGCGGTTTTGTGCGTTGAATAGTTCGCGCTGCGTCTGATTTTGTAAACGAAGTTGCTCACTAGCGTTAGTCTGACCTGCGTTGAACTGGCTAATCGCAGTCGCTTGCTGTGCGTTTATGTTCTCAACGGTCTGCTGTAGGTTTGCAAAAAACTGCTGTGTTTGATTTACGCTGGCTGCGTTGATTTTGCGCGAGGTGTTGATTTCAGATTGATCTGTGAATAACGCTTGTACGCGATTCTGTGTGTTGAGGACAGAGGTCTGCTGGCGATTGTCGAGGTTTTTGATGTCGACGGTCAGCAAGTTAGCAGCGTTCTGCACTTCGGCCTGTTGTCGATTATTGAGATTCTGCTGCTGAAATGTGGCAAATGTGGCAGCATCTCGTTGCGCGATAGGGAGAGCCGCCTCTTGCACAGCTTGTGCGATGGATCGGCCGGCGATGGTCGATGCGCCGAGACCGCGTGCAGCCATAATCTGTTCTGCTTTACGAACAGATGCGGATGCCCAGGCCGGGATCTGATCGCCCTGAAAATCTTTCATCAGGATGCCTAGCTGCCCACGCACGGTGGAGCGAGCGTCGACCTCCTCTTGTTGTGCGCGGATAAGGCGGATATCGTCCTGTAGCTGGGCCGCCTGCATGTCTTGTTTGGCGACTTCGTTAAATGCAGTGACCGCGTTGTATTCTCGTGCAGCACGTTCTGCAATGTTGGTGGCGTTTGTTGCTTGCGCGAGAGCCGTGTTGACTACGACTTGATCAGTAACTTGTCCAGTAGCAGGGTCTACCATCGTGCCTGGTGCGTTAGGATCGATGGTCTGCGCCCTGTATGTAGCACCCTCTGGTATAGTACCAGCCGGATCATCTAAAATATCTTTCGTGGTCCCTAGTGCAGTGTCAAAACCGAACTGATCGACTAGTCCCCGGCGGCCTCGATCATCGGTCACAAAGTTGCTGGCCAGGTCGTCTCGCATGTCCCCTTGGAAGCCCTTCTCGCGGGCATCCGCACGAGTCGTAAGCTGGGCGGTGGTCACACCCGTGTTGACGTTATCTAGTCCAAGACGGCGATCCGTAATCTCGCCCCCAACGAGATCTTCCCGAATGTCGTAGTATTTTTGATTTGTAGTAGCATCTGTTTTAAGCAGAGGATTGCCGTCGGCATCCGTCTCAACAAAACGAGATAGGTTTTCTTGTGTAAATCCGGTCGGCAGGCTGGCGTCAGCGGCAGCGGCATCTGTTTTTGATTGCGTAGTGCGCCGCTCTTCCTCTGCTTTCAATGCGTCGTACTGGCTCTGTTCTTGCTGAGAAAGGCCCCCTTCTCTATTTAAAATATCTTCAAAGTCACGCTGCTGCGCTGTGACTTGAAAATCGGTCAGTTTAGTTAAATCGCGAGCCATTGGAAAATGTCCTAATTATTATATTAGATGCCAAGCTGCGCCATTAAACCAGCTTGCTGCGCCTGTAGTTGTTGCAGTTGCGTCACCAAGTCACGCGGATCTTGCGCCTGCGGGCCGAGTGGCGATACCGGCGCGGGCACACCTTGAGCCGGCGGACG